GAATTTATGGGACAAAGAATATAACAGAGTATATAAAGAACTTATACGTGATTATCTTGATGATGGTTATGATTTAGCTGAAGCAAAGTTTAATGCTATGAAAGATGCTAAAGAAATAATGAAAGATCAGCTTGACTTTGTTGAAGAATTATATGATAATACTTTAAATGATTTGGATTAATAATATGGATAAACAATGGTTAGATAGAGGAGCATGTCCTAACCCAGACTGCGATTCAAGTGATGGGAACGTACAACATAATGATGGATACAGTCATTGCTTCTCTTGTGATACACATTTTTATAATAAAGGAGAGAGTATGGAAACAGAAAAAGTAATACCCATGAGAACAGAAAGTGTAATGAAAACTGTGGGTACACTAGGTGCGTTGAGTGAACGTAGTATATCTAAAGAAACTGCACAAAAATATAATACTAATGTTAAAGTTAATGGCAACATGAACACACACCACATCTATAAATACTTTGATGAAGGTGGAAATAATATTGCTAATAAGATAAGAGATGTACCTACTAAGAACATGTGGACTGAAGGGAATATGACTGATGCAGGATTGTTTGGTCAGAATATCTTTGCACCTAAAGGAAAGTATATTACTATTACTGAAGGGGAAGTAGATGCTATGTCTGCCTTTGAATTACTAGGTAGTAAGTGGGCTTGTGTATCTATTAAGACTGGTGCAGGTTCAGCATTAAAAGATTGTAAGAAATCTTTTCAATATCTTGATAGCTTTGATCAGATAGTTATATCCTTTGATATGGACAAGCAAGGAAGAGAAGCAAGTGAAAAGGTTGCACAATTATTCTCCCCTAACAAGTGTAAGATTATGCACATGGAACATAAGGATGCTAACGAATATCTCAAGATGAATAAACGTGAGCAGTTTTCTAGAGCATGGTGGAATGCACAGCCTTATACTCCTGCAGGTATAGTAAACTTAAAAGATTTAAAGTCTACATTATTTGAGGAAGAGTATTGTGAAACTGTACTATTCCCTTGGCAAAAACTTAATGATAAGACCTATGGTATGCGTACTGGTGAGCTAATAACATTAACATCAGGTGCAGGTATGGGTAAGAGTTCTATCATGCGTGAGTTAATGCATCATATCTTAAAGAATACAAAAGATAATATAGGTATCCTAGCACTAGAAGAAAGTACAAAGAACACAGCATTTAATATCATGTCTGTTGAAGCTAATTCTAGACTATATATTAATGAGATACGTAAGAAGTATAGCAGAGAAGAATTAGATGGATGGTTTGATAATACTATGGGTACTGGTAGGATATTTGCCTTTGATCACTTTGGTTCTACATCTAATGATGAAATACTTTCAAGGGTACGATTCATGGCACAAGCATTAGATTGTAAATGGATCTTCCTTGATCATCTATCTATCTTAGTATCAGGTCAGGAAGAAGGAGATGAAAGAAAGTCTATTGATGTATTGATGACTAAGCTACGTTCCTTAGTAGAGCAAACAAGTATAGGTTTACTCTTAGTATCCCATCTACGTAGACCTGCAGGAGATGCAGGACATGAGAATGGTAAAGAGATTACTCTCTCCCATCTACGTGGCTCTGCATCTATAGCACATCTATCTGATAGTGTAATAGGATTAGAACGTAATCAACAAGCAGAAGATGAGGTAGCATCTAACACTACTACCATACGAGTATTAAAGAATAGATATACAGGTGATACAGGTATAGCTACACATCTTTATTATGATAAAGAGACAGGTCGTATGAAAGAGATTGACAATCCTTACGAAGTAGAGGATAATACCAGAGAGGAGATACCATTCTAATGTCAGATGTAGTAATGATAACTAAAGAAGCAGATCAACATCTATCTAAAATAATTACTGAAGGTAATGCTGAAGGTGTTATGTTAGCAGTAGATGGTGGAGGTTGTGCAGGATTAAGATACTCTTGGGAGTTAATACCAAGTAAAGAAGAGGATATGTCTACAAGAGATATGATAAATTTAGATGATGGTTTTTTATATATACATCCTACTGCTACTCTTAGTGTACTTAATACGACTATAGATTTTGTAAGTGATATAGCAGGAGCTTCCCTTAGAATCACTAACCCTAACGCTACCTCTAGTTGTGGATGTGGAGAAAGTTTTTCAATATGAGTAAGATGTGGAAACATTATTGCCTTCAAGAGAAAGAAGATATAGACATAGGAGAAGGTGAAGAATGTAATTGGTGTGGACTAGATGCTGAAGCTGTATCTATAGATGGTTTTGATGAAGCAGTCATAGGAAAGGGAGAACAATATAATTTACCACCTTTACTTGTGTATTCTTATAGTAGGATATGTAAGATACTAAGAGATAGAGATGGTATGTCTTGGGAAGAAGCAGATGATTATGCTCAGTTTAATATCACAAATGTTTGGGTAGGTAATAGGACTCCCATGATATTATATAATGAGTATTGGGAAGATTGGAAAGATGATGAGAGCAGTAGTTGATATAGAAACAGACAGCTTAGACGCAACAAAAGTTCATTGTATTGTGGCTAAAGACATAGACTCAGGGAGGGTTTACCCTTTCCCTCCTAACATGGTTCATGGGTTTAGAGATTGGTCACTTGGTGTCAAGCAATTTATTATGCATAATGGTTTATCTTTTGATGCACCTGTGTGTAATAGATTGCTAGGTACTAACATAAAACCTAGTCAGATTATAGATACACTTATCTTATCGCAGTTGTTTAAGCCTATACGAGAAGGAATTAATCCTCATAGTTTAGGAACATGGGGAGATAGATTAGGTATGCCTAAAGGTGATATAGATTCTTATGAAGTGTATACACCTGCTATGTTAGAGTATTGTAAACAAGATGTAGCTATAACACATAAGTTATATCATGTATTACAACAAGAAGGTAAAGGTTTTTCTCGCTCTTCTATTGATCTTGAACATCAAGTAAGACTAATCATAGATCAACAACAGATCAATGGCTTTGCTCTTAATATACAAAAAGCTATGGAATTATATAACAAATTAAAAGATGAAGCTAATGAATTAGAGAGATGGTCAGTAACTAATTTTGATCCTACAGTTGTAGAGTTAAAAACAAAAACAAAATATATACCATTTAATATAGGATCAAGACAGCAGATAGCTAATAGACTAATGGAACTAGGATGGAAACCTAAACAACATACAGATAAAGGTAACATCATTATTAATGAAGCTGTATTAGATACAATAGATATGCCTGAAGCAAAAAAGTTTTCTCGTTTCTTTTTATTACAGAAACGTATAGCACAGATTAAGTCATGGATAGAAGCATGTGATGACAGAGATGGTAGAGTACATGGTAGAGTAATGACTCTTAAAACTATCACAGGTCGTATGTCTCACAACTCTCCTAACATGGCACAGATCCCTGCTGTACGTTCACCCTATGGTAAGGAGTGCAGAGATTGTTGGACAGTAAGTAATCCTCATACACATTCTATTGTAGGTACTGATGCTAGTGGGTTAGAGTTAAGATGTTTAGCACATCTAATGAATGATACTACCTTTACAGATATATTATTAACAGGTGATATACATACACACAACATGAAGATGGCAGGATTAACTGACAGAGACCAGGCAAAGACCTTTATCTATGCGTTTATGTATGGAGCAGGTGCATCTAAGATAGGACAGATCGTAGGTGCAGGTGCTAAAGAAGGACAACAATTAATTAATAAGTTCTTAACAAGTATGCCTTCTCTTAAAAGAGTGCGTGACTCTGTAACAAAAGCTGCATCTAAAAAGTTAATTAAAGGTATTGATGGTAGATTATTACACATACGTAGCCCACATAGTGCATTAAATACTTTAATACAAGGAGCAGGTGCAGTCGTGTGTAAGCTGTGGCTAATCAATATGATTAGACGTATCAATAGAACAGGTGTTGATGCTAAACTTGTAGCATCTATTCATGATGAGTATCAATTTGAAGTTTTAAATACAGATGTAAATAAGTTTGGGCAAATAACTAAAGATGCAATGAAAGATACTGAGAAACAATTACAAATAAGATGTCCTCTTGATAACACATGGAAGGTAGGTAAGACATGGGCAGAGACACATTAGTAAAAGAATTTAAAGGAAGAAAAGACCATGCTGATTATATTAAGCGAGGTATAAAGGTAGAGAATGAATTTATACAGTCAGCTAAGTCACATGGTTTTACAGTTACGATAGCTAGTGAAGAAGATAATATAAATAAACATATAGATTTATATGTAACTACAGACAAAGGTTTTACAGCTAGTGTAGATGTAAAGGCTAGAAGAACTGGAAATAAAAACAAGTTTTTTGATGACACATGGATTGTTGTTGAGTTTCTAAATACAATGGGTAATAAAGGTTGGTTATATGGTGACTGTGATTACTTTGTATTTGAAAGAGAGCATGACTATGTATGGTGTGATGCAAAAGAGTTAGTAGAATTAACTGACAAAGTTGTAGATAAAAATACCAGAGTAGAAAGCTACAGAGATGCTGAATACAAAACATGGGGTAGAATACATCAAGGAAAAAAAGATCTTATCTCAAGAATAGAGATGAGTTACATATTAAAACTAAATAAAACATATATTATGAAAAAATCTCTTGACATTATTTCAGAGGTGTGTCATAATTCTATTAATAATAAAAATGAAAGGAAGATACACATGAGTGTACTAAAAGGAAACGCATACTGGGCTTCAATCGTTAGCCCTAATACTACATTTGATTCAGATGGAGTATGGTCTATTGATGTAGCTAATCTTGATGAGAAGAATATCAACGTAGCTAAAGCTGATGGATTAGACGTAAAGAATAAAGGTGATGATAGAGGTAGTTTTGTTACTGTTAAAAGAAAAGTTAGACGTAAAGATGGTAACATGAATAAGCAACCTGAAGTGGTTGATGCTTCTAAAAGAAACATTGCTAGTACTTTAATTGGTAATGGTTCAGAAGTAAATGTACTCTACAGTACATACGAGTGGGAGTTCAAAGGTCGTTCTGGAGTCTCTGCTGATCTACGTGCTGTGCAGGTAACTAACTTGATACCTTATAACGTGGATGCTGATGCAGACGAAGCTTTTGAAGTTGTTCCTGATGGATTTGTAACTGAAGATTCAAATGAGGAACTATCCTTCGCTTCTAACTAACCAATGAAAGGATGGAGAGATACTACTGAACGAGTGTCTCTCCATTATTTACTATGAAAACAATAGATACTTTAGTAAAAGATATATATAATTTATTTGAACCTGAAAAGGACATAGAATTAAGTGAAGAAGAATTAGATAAACATTTAGACTCTTTTACAACATCTATTAAAGAGACTATGAAGAATATTTTAAATGAAAAACCTAGAGAAAGACGTAACCTAAGACTGTCTGCTATAGGTAAACCTGCTAGACAATTATGGTATGATAAAAATGATACAAAAGAAGTAGAACCTTTAGCATCTAATGTTCGTATAAAGTTTTTATATGGACATTTACTAGAAGATTTATTAATTTTATTATCACGTATAGCAGGGCATGAGGTAACTGAACTTCAAAAAGAAGTTAGTGTTAATGGTATAAAAGGACATCAAGATTGTATGATAGATGGTGTACTTGTAGATTGTAAGAGTGCTTCAGGTAGAAGCTTTGAAAAGTTTTCAAATAATAAGTTACATATTGATGATCCCTTTGGTTACATAGCACAGATCTCTGCTTATGCTGAAGGCAATGGTGTAGATGAAGCTGCTTTTCTTGTTATAGATAAACAACATGGTAATATATGTTTAACTAATGTTCATTCATTGGAAATGATTAATGCTAAAGAAAGAATTGACTATCTTAAAGGAGTTATGGATAAAAATACTCCACCTGCTAAGTGTTATAGTGATGTACCAGATGGAATTTCTGGTAATCATAAGCTTGCTATTGGTTGTTTGTATTGTTCGCACAAGCGTACTTGTTGGAGTGATGCTAATCAAGGTCAAGGATTACGTGCTTTTAATTATGCTAAAGGTCTTAGATTTCTTACAAAGGTTGGTAAAGTACCTAACGTGGAAGAAGTAACAGATTGGTAAGTCATTGGCTTCAGTTTGAAACTGATCAGCCTTTCGTACCTAACCTAGATAAGTTTGGATTTGTTTATCTTATAATTAATACACAAAATGGTAAAGGATATGTAGGTTGTAAACAATATCTAATAGGTAAGGCTAAGACAAACTCTAAGTGGGAAACTTATATGGGTTCTTCTAAATATTTAAAGGAGGATATAAAAAAGATAGGTAAGAAACATTTTAGGTTTGAAGTTATAGCAGAGTATATAAACAAAAGAAGTTTACGTTACTATGAAGCACACTATCAAATGAAATGGGATGTACTTACTGCTACGATAGAAGGTACAGATGAACCTGCATTTTATAATTCATATGTAGGTGGTAAATTTTATAGACCTATTGAGAGTTACCAAGATCCTGAGTATATAAAAAAGATAAGTCAAAGTCATCTGACGAGTAAATTAAAACCAAGAGGAAAAAATCATCACGACTATAAAGGCAAAGCAGAATTTTATCTTGATGATAAACGAATGGTTGTTAATTGTTTAGGTACATGGTGTAGAGAAAATGGTTATCATGTAGGATCTATATGTCAAATAGCACGAACAAATAAAGATGGATTTTATAAAACTAAATTTGCCAAGGGTGGTAAGAGAAGGGCACTCTCTTGCAAAGGACCTTTAGGAACTATAACAAAAGTAAGATGGTTAGGAAAGGAGGAAACAAATGGGAATTAAAAAAGCAATGTACGACACAGCACTAGCTGAGTTTCAATCTCAAAGAGATAAAGCTATTACTAATGCACGTATATACTTGGATCATCCTAGTGGTATAGGAGAACATGGACAAGTAGTTGATGAATTTATTAAACAAGTAAAGATAGCTGCTGAAGCAGACGAAGCTGCATCTATGTTAATAGATACATTTAGAGATGAGCTAATACAAGAAGACTAAATGAACCAAACGTATATTGAAATATTAACAGAGATAGATGAACACGAATACAGCAGTCCTGAAAGAATGTTATTTATGTCTGTTATATTTCAAGCATTATTAGATGCAACAAAAGAAAAGACTAAAGTAGAATCATCACGTACAAGTGTTGAAAGAGCAAATGCTCGTGCTTGGTTTTTCTCTAGTATTGGTGTAACGTGTGATAACTTTGAGTATGTATGTGATAATGCAGGTATGGATGCAGACTATACAAGAAGCTTCGCAATTAAAGTAATCAAATCAAAGGAAATAAAATATGTC